TAAACATAGATTTACTATCTTATCTAACTAACTCTCTTTCTTCTAGGTACTGATCCTCAGACATATCAAATATTCTTTCATAGATATAATCAGATGAAAACATTTTAGTATCTTTCATTTGAGATGCCAGATCAATCTTTTCTTTAAGTAGAGCTATTTTTTCTTGTTCAAATATAATAGAAGGAGTTGTAAGTTTAAGTTCAAAATTAGTTAAACTCTCACCAGTAAAACCTTGCGTGTATAGATGTACTAGAGCAATCTTAGTTAGCTCAGATTCCATTATTTTTTGTACTCTTTCTACTGTACGTGCAAATCTAATATCTTCGGCTGCTAATGTAGCTTTACCCTGTAAGTCTCCTTCGTACCCAAAATATGCTTTTGGAATTTTAAGAGCTGCAAACATTTTAGCCTGTAAATACTGTACGTCAGTTACTCCGTCGTAATCTAAACCTTTTGTAGTTTCGATTCTTGTAGAAGTATCTCCTCCACGAACTGGAAGGTAAAAATCTTCCATTTGATTCTGCAAGTTAAAACGTAAGTTGTATTGACCATCTTCTCCTACATAAGGAGTTTTCTTCATTTGATTTATAGTCTTCTGCATGAACTGCTCTACCTCGTTTGGTGGAACATTACCTACGTTAATATAAAACATTCTCTTTTCTGGGGCTCTCATGATTCTATGAATTAACATAGCATCTTCCATTAGAGTAACTTGTTTAAAGATTTTTCTAGCAGGTTCTATATAAGATCTACCGTAAGGTAAAAAATTAGTATCTGAGATCAATCTAAAATGAGCTATTTCGTAATTGTCAAATTCAACAACTCTTTGTTCAGATTTACGTTTAGGTAAGTAATTAGGATGTTGAGAAGAAGCTAAACCGTCTGGGTCTAATTTAAAGGAAACTTTTGCTGGGTTTTCAGGGTCAGTTCCTTCCTCTCTTATCATGTGATAAACCGTGTACGGTAGAACATTGTAAACTCCGAACTTCTCTGCTACTTCTAGCTTTAGGAAAAAGTCTCCGTATTTACACATGTTCCTTGTCCATGACCATAAATTAAATTCTATATTTAGTACATCATAGAATAAATTATAAAGGACTCTTTGTATATTTTCATCAGAAGATTTTATACCTAAAATTTCATTCTGATCATTTTTTACCGTAGCCTCATCAGCTATAATATCTAAAGCAGAAGCTATAATAGGATCAGTATCCATCGCTTCATAATCAGAATACAGCTGAATCCTAAGAGTTTGATAGTTAAGGTTTGGATTAAATATATTTTTATTATTGTAAATATACAGTCGACTAAACCTATCAATAAGGGAATTTGTCTGATATCTACCGGTAGTTTGTATTTGATTTGTATCAGCTACTTTAAGTTCATCTCCACCTACGTTTCTAATGATAACATCAGAGGCAAAGAGACGTTTAAGCCTACCAAAAATTGAAGTATCCGCCATTACGGTTTAATTTTAATTATAAATAGATCTATTTTAACAACCATCTGATGTCTTCTTCACCATATGCTGTCTTAGTAATATACGGATTTTCTCGTTGAATTCCAACTGAAGTTATAACAGCTTTGTTTTGAGCATTTAGGTTATTAAAAGAAGATAACTGTGCACGTGCTAAATCCATACCTTGTTGTCTTAGTTTTAATGCAGTATCTCTAACGTATAAAGCAGTAGCACAGGACATTATTAAATCATCATTATATCTATCTTGGGCTTGAGCTTTACCGTTCTTCCAAACGAATACTCTCATTTCAGACATCAAACGTTTAGATTGTATAGTAACTGATTTCTCTCTAATATACTCAATCATTTTGGCGATAACTAGAGGTCTTGTTCTCATAGACATTGTAAAACCTGGTACTAATTTATCTCTTTCATACTTATGCATATAAGATTCTACAGATTCCATATTAGATGTAGAACTATAATATATGTTTCTGTACTCTCTTTCAAGTAACTGTTCTATTGTAGCCCATCCAATATTAGCATTTTCAACAACAAGCAATGCTTCATTATATTCAGATGCAAGTCCTACTAGGAAATTACCAAAATCTTTAGGGGATAACTTACCTTTATATTCTGCAACTTGAACGCAGCCTTCTATATCAAAAACATGAGCGGCAGAGTAATCAGTTGAATCACCTCTCGCAACATCAGCTACAACCATATATGATTTCATATAGTCTACTCCTTCCCATATCCATAAGTTACCGTCTACCCCTCTTCTCTCTATAGGGCCTTTCTCGTAAGTTTCCTCATAAAATTTCATATCGTCTGGTTCGAATACAGTATCACCAGAGGCTAAGAAATCACAGTCACACTCCTGACCGGCCATTCTAGGACCTAAGTCTGAGTCTTGTTTATCTCTCCATTTTTGATCTCTTTCAGGATGAACTGTCCAAGGAAGTCTTATTGGTAAGAAACTATTTTCTCCAGACTCAGCTTTTTCCCATGTCTGGTGAAACCAATTACCAATACCGTTAGGAGTAGACAGTGCCATACATTGTCCACCCGTTGCTAAGGTTTGTTGAGCAGCAGTAAATGTATCATCTACATTCTCTATAAAGGCTGCCTCATCCATTAGCAGTAACGATACCGCTTCCGATCTTGCAGCATCAGGTGATGATGATTTAGCTTGTACTTTTGAACCGTTTTTTAATCGGAGAGATAATTTATTTTTTTCTACTGATGGTAGCCTTAACCATTTTGGTAACTCATCGTACATAAAGATTACTTTGGTTACAAGGTTACGAGCAGTTGCTTGGGTAGTTGCTAAAGCTAATATATTTTTATCTTTATGAAACAACATTAACCATAAACTATATGCTGCAGCAAGAGTTGATATACCAAGCTGTCTTGATTTAAGAGTAATAAGGTATTGGTTATCTCTAAATAAATGTAATACTTTTTCTTGAAAAGGATAGAGAGCAAATAATATACGACCACGAGTAGGGTGCTGTATATGGCAATACTTTTTCATAAAGTACGCCGGATCTTTAGCACACTTGATATACTCTTGTGCTATTATTTTTTTTATATCTTGTGCCATAACTAAATAGGTTTGTAGTCAGCCATTATATGTGTTGGCGCTACTCCTCCTTGTTTATTTCTTATGTTAATTGTAATTCTATATTTACCTGTGGTAAATTTTACATTAACTCTTTTTGCTACACCTCCTGAGCCTCCGTACTCTACGAATACTCCTGAAGTTGGTTTAGCAGCTTTTTGTAAGTAATCATCATCAATAAAGAAAAAGTCAAAGTTACTAGAGTCTGCTCCTTTCACCATATAGTAGCCAGAACCAATACCAGATAACATCAAGTTGTTAAGTTTAGTTTGATCTGGTTCTACATTTTTATGGAACTCTTTAAAGTTAGTCCCTGATTTATCTTCTTTATACTCGTTAAAAACTCTACAGAATACTTCATTATCTATTCCTAACATTTCTAAAAGTGCTACTCCATTAGGATTAGTTATTGTACCATCAGCAACGTCTTGATCAGTAAATACATTTTTAGTACCGGAGTTAAAGAAAGTAAGAGTTTCATTATATTTCAAAGATAAGTAATGTTGTTTACCATCTTTTACTAATATTAAATCAGCAAGTGTTTGTGCTATACTTTGTTCACCTGGGGTGCTTATCAAAGGACCATCTGATGTAAATTTTAATGATCTTCTTTGATTTTGACTTCCAACTGCTTTTACTTCAAAATTATCTTCTGTGAGATTAAATTCTTTAATAATTGCTTCTACAAGTTTTTGGTGTGTAAATTCTTTTACTTCGTTTTTAAAGTTGTTTAAATCATCTACTACTTGTTGTTCGAAAGCAACTCCTTTATTGGCTGTTGCTCCTCCTGCTAAATTTAAATTAACTTCTCTTCCATCTACTTTAAATAAAAAAGCATTAAAAGAGCGACTTCTATTAGGAGTTTGTTTAGGAGGAATAACTTTTACTTCTGTTTCCGATCCAAATGTATCTTTAATGTATTGAACAAATTCATTTGCATCTATTTTACCTTTATTTGCAACTCTGTAATCATCTCCCATGGTATTGAGAGCTTCAGGAAATTTATCTACTAGTTGCTGTCTTACTTGTTTTTCGAAAGCACTCTCAGACAGTAGTTTAAATCCAAACATAGATTCAAATAAAGCTATATCCTCTTGACTGTTAATGTCAGGATATCCTTTAGTAGTCTTGTAAGACCATTCTAATATAGCTTTATCTATAAGATTCATATTATCCTTCTTCTCCAGATTCGAAGTCAATAGGTTCGTCAGAGAGATCTTCTCCTCCTTCTTCACCGCCTTCGTCATCTGGTATTGCCGGATCTTCTCCTGTTGCTCCTCCATCATCTCCAGGGAAGTCTCCTCCGCCACCGCCACCGCCTCCGGTGTCAGCGTCAAACTCTCCTCCTTCTTCTCCAGCTCCTTTCATAGGAGACTCTCTGTATAAAAGGGCAAGTTTATCTAATGCTTGTTGGTATTCATCTATTTTAGAAAGTAAATATCTTTTACCCATTATTTGAGCTTCAAAGGTTTTACCTGTCCATTTTAAGATATAATCTTGACCGTTTTTAAGATTTACTCTAAATGAAGTTGGTCTTGGAGATATCCAATCTACAGTATCTACAAACTCTTTGAAATCTTCTGTTTGTAGTTTAATGAGTGCTTGTCTAAGAGTTGGAAATTTAGCTAATATTGTATCGGTAGAGTCTTCTAAAACTGTTTCTTCACCGGCATCTGGGTCAGGATCTTCTTCTGGTGTTGGATCTTCTTCTTCGACTTCGTCTAAAAGTGATTCTAATAACTGTTCAGGTTTGGATTCTTCCTCAAGTTCGTCATCTATACTTGTCTCATCTACTATAATACCGCTTTGTTTTAATTCTTCTACGGCATCATGCATATCTGCATTATCGGCATTGTGAACGTATATAGTATCCGGATCGTTGAGTTCGAACTTTATTTCAGGGGTGTCAGCAAAAGCTTCTTCTAGTATACCTAATGCTTCCATTAGTTCAGTACTCTCTACTTTAATGTAGTGTACATTATTAGGAGCTTCGTTAAGCTCAGATATTACTTCAGCGTATGCTTCTAATATAAGGTTATTTAGCTGCGATTTCT